CCAGTAATGCTCGTGTCTTGGTAAAAGAACTTGAATATTTTTTTATCATTCGTTAACACATTCCCACGATAAAGGTCTGCGTTGACTGTGAGGCTGGCAGGTAAGTTGTTTCGGAACGTATTACCATTTCCAGCATAAACGTTCAAAACCTGTGCCTCTTTCCCAACCTGTGTTAAAAACAGGTCAATGTCAGCACTGAACTGAACGTCCAGACCAGTGATTGGGTCTTTCCAAATTCCAGCTGCCTCATAGCGCTTCGAGCCTCTGTCTGTGTCAATATTTAGCTTAGTGGTCAAGTTCTCATTGTTAGTGCCTGAAACAAACTCGTTATCAGTATTAACTTTTGACGTTATTTCTGTTTTTGTGGCACCGTCCACAACATACCAGCGTAAGCCACTAACACCGCCGACAATGCTTGCTGTTGAGCCAGCTTTAGTTAAGTTAAGTGTTAACGTTTGAGGTGTTGAGGCATAAGATGGATTATAACTTCCAGACGTTTGACTATAAACTTGCGTTGTAGGTCTATTAGCTGTGATAAACGCATTCAGTACAGGCGCGTCTGACAAGTCTACGACTGTTATCTGTCCTGCCGCGATAATTCCCATAATATTTTTTCTCCTTTTAAACTCGTTTGCCGACATATTGGACTTCGCACGAGAATGTGGCTCGTCTAAATACGTCAGCTTCTGTGATTCTTATTGATTTTTGAGAGTACGAATGATCAGCGTTCCAATGTTCGTCTGGTGTTTCATCGCTATTGACTTTCTTCCAAACGTAGCTGAACTCAGTGCCATCCTTGTCGATTTCCTTATTCCCACGCCATAGAGTGGCTGTCAGCGTGCTCGCTATGTTGTTGTTTTTGAACGTGTAGCCGTTTGACGTCAGGATGACTAAATCAATCTGCTCGACCATATTAGCTAGCGTGATTTCAGTAGTGGCTACTTCAGTATTTCCGACATAGCCCGAGACGGTTAAAACCGCTGTGTCAGTGATGTCTTTAGCTTGGACACGGTATTGCATACCGACTGTGACCACGCCGTCCAAAGCCCAGCGCCATGAGACGTCCCGACTAACAACTTTGCCACCTTTCCAAAGTGTGGCTTTTACTAGACTTTCGCCCTCATTGTTCTTGAACATCGTTCCATTATCCGTCGAAATGCGAATATTGTACGGTTTTGCGTTTTCTACTAAACGTTCAAGCTCGCTTTGGATGTCGTTAGATAGCTTGCTTTGCAAAGCTCTAAAGTTTCCAAGTGTGGTTTTCCAGTTCTTTCTAGTCGAAAAGCTTAGCTTTTGTTCAAAAATACGTGCTTCAATCAGCAATGTGTTAGCAAATCCACTGTCTGAGAGCTCTACCGTGTCCCCGATGTCTGCATCAATATAGCCGTCAAATTCATATGTTAATTCTGGATAAGCTGACGCTTTCAACTGTTTCAAACCTTCTGTCTCAAGCTGTTGAATGCTTTTGACGTTAAAGTCCATGTCGCGTCTAGTCCATTGGTCTGATTGAGTTTCCGACGTAAACGTTGATGGATAAAGCTGTGCTGAAATAGGCGCATAGAGAGCATCGCCACGCTTGTAAAACTCAACGATGCCTTTATCATTCTTGAGCTCCCAGTTTGGCAAGCTTCCGATAGTCAATTTCTGATCACTGTTCTCTTCACTTTGAGCAGTTGGCACAATCATGTTAAAGATGTTCGTCTTATCAATCTTGCGCCTAATTGACTTGATGTTTTTTCCGTAAACAAGCGTTATGTCTTTCCTATCACGCCCAACGCCGTGGTAATTCACGCCATCATTTTCGTGATAAACATTGACCAAAAACTGCTTGATAGTACTGTCATCGTTGAGGTAGGTTTTAAATTCGATTTCAGCATCAAATTTGTTCGCAAGTGAAATCAGTCTGGCAAGTTTCGTGTCTTGTCCTTCCCATTCCAACGTACGCTTGTAGTCCGAAATCTCGTTGATACCTACGGATAATTTAGTCATATTTAGTAAATCCATAGCATTACAGTACTCAACAAACGACATAGCTCTATCAGCCTTAAACGGATTCGAATACTCGTTAATAAGTTCTAAGTTTAAATTTTCACAATAGCATTTGATTTTCTTTTCATCTTCTTCAACAGTCATCACATTAAAGAGAAACGTCTCGCCTTTGTACTCAAACGACACAAAAGCACGTTCATTCAAATAACTATAGGTTCTGTCAAAGACCGTGTCAGAAACAAGCGATTTTTTTGAAATACTAAATTCATATATTGATGATCCTGTTTGCAAATTGCGTGTCCAGGTGTCATCAAAAAAATCTAACGTGCCTTGCTTCTCGTTATCAACGAATGCTACTTTTCTCAGTTGTGCATCGTGTATTGTTAGAAGCATTTACAAACTCCTATTCTCAAACTCCACTTTCACTGTAGGCGCTTTTTTAATCCACGATGAGAAATAAATGTCTAACTCAGACTCCCCAGGCGGAACACTCAAGAAATGATGTGAACCTTGGATGATGTCCGAATTTTTGTTAAGACCGTCTTTAGTCACTGTGTTTGTTTCGTTGTCGATGACAACTGTTGAGCCCATAGCATAGCGGTTCGGGATGTCTCTAGTACCTGTCACAAAATCTTTGCGATAAACGATATCATCAAGATAAACGTGTGTCACTCCAGGTTTGCCCCCTACGCTCCCAAATATAACACTGACTTTAGCGGACTTTTTACCCTTTATCTCAGGGATGTTGTATTCTTTGTATTGACCGTTCCAAAAAAACTGTATCCAGCCATCTTTCCTGTAGATATCTGACCAACCTCGTGGCTCATTAAATGGATTTTGACTGTCTAAATGCGTACACCAAAATGTATAGCGGTCAAGGAAACGATAGCCACCTTTTCCGTCAGAAACCATGAAATTATATTCAGTCGTTAAACTGTTAGAGCGTTTAAATGTCTCTGTCCCGTATAGAAATTGACCATTTTCATCCGATACAACCACTTTCATAAATCCGTACTGCGATTGATGACCTGCCCAGAAAATCTGTCTCCACCAGATGTACTCATAGAGTGCTCCTGCCTCTCCTGCACTGTCTGCTGGTATGTCCCAAGTGATAGACGCAGACGTCCCGTTTTTCAAGTGGATGTGTGGTCTCCCCCAAGCATTGTCTATCTCAAGTTGTCCATCTAGAACCTCTTGAACGTTACTAATTGCCTCATTAAATTTACCCTCTTCAAATCCGTTTAAAATCCTTGTTGGTCCAGTGTTTGACGTGTAATCAAACAAGATTTCAGATTTCTTGTATTCTTCCGAGTCCGCCTCTTCCTTGCTTCCAAGCTCAAAAGCGCCATTTTGACTAACTAGTCCGACATAGCCGTTTTCTGAATTATGTTTGATCGTGATAATCGGATAAGCATCGACATTCCCCTCATTATTGATTTTGAACGTCATTTTATTGCCGTTCCAGGTAGGCTCTTCAAAACGTGCATCCGTCACCGAATGAGCCACTCCGTCAGGGATTAAAATAGTGATTTCTGAACGCTGAAACCAACGTGTGATATTGTCGTGTGAAATATCATCAACAGGCAAACCTAAATAATACTTGTCTGGTTCATCTGCATATGTAATTTTGACTGGTTTATCAACGTTGAATACGCCAGCTAAATCATGTTTAAGCTGTTCAATTTCAATCTCTGATTTCCCTTTAATGTCAAATTTGATTTTGTGTTCTTTAGCTCCGATTTTAATTTCTTGGATATTCACCCCCAAAAAAGGAGAAGTGTCAGTTGACACCGTCCTTTTATTACCAATCGGGCGAATAATGTCAGTAATTCTAAAGTATTGAGACATCTCAACACCGTTAAAAGTCATTATTTCTGTCATGGTCTACCCCACATTCTGTTATTGCGTGTAATCTGTGTTTGTTGATAATCTTGATATCTATCGCTAGTAGATGCGATAAGCGTGTCGTCATTCAATCGCATATCGATTGGACGGTCTGCGAGTCTGCCCATTGCATCTATAGCTTTTTCCATTACTTCGTTTGATTTTTCTTGTACAATCTCAACTTTTGCTTTGATTGCTTTATCTAAATCGGATTTAACCTGGATACTGTGTGAGAAATTAGTTGATCCAGCTCCGATTAGGTCTTCAGCTCTGTAGCTAAATGCTTGTACTTTGTCATACATTGCACCTAAAGCGTCGTTAACTGTGTAGCTGTCCTTTTCAATCCCAACCGCAACACCTTGTGCAATATAGCGACCTACATTGTCACGAAATAGGCGTGATGGTGAATGAATTTTGGCTTTTGCTCGTGCCGCTCTCTCTGCTTGTGCTACTAACGCATTAGCAGCTGCCGTCACACTTCCAAGAGCTGACATCATACCACTAGCCAAACCTTGCCCGATATATGCACCAATTGCACGCATTGAACCGACTCCAGACATCCCTGCTGCACGTACAGATGCCATAAGAGAACTCATTGCCGACCTTGCACTACCAGCACCGCTAGAAATACCTTGAGCGATATTTTGAGCTGTTTGTTGACCAATCATGCGTCCTTGATTTTTCATCTGATTTCCAATAGATGTAACAGCACTAAGCATTGCTTGCATTGACGATTGCACTTGGGCGCGCATTGAGCTAAACGCTGAAATAACAGACTGTGTCGCTGAAATGATTGAACGCATTTGAGACGCTGAACTTGCCGCACTCGCACCAATATTTGCAAAACCGCCTGAAACTGACGATAGAGCTCCACCTAAAGCACCTACTCTACCAGCTAACGCACCAAACGACGCTCCTGCCATTGCTGTTGCTGCGCCCATTGACAAGATGCGTGCGTTAAATGCACTAATAAGTCCACCGATGACGGTAAACGTGCCATTGATGACCATCGCTCTAGCACCAAACATTGCAAAGCCCGCTGTAGCAGATAAGATTGTTGGTGTTAAACTCATCAATTGTGCTTTAAATGCTGCAATTGGTGCATTAACAGCTGATAATCCAGCAATACCAGCGACTGCTTGAGAAACGAATGCCGGGAAACCCTCCCCCAGCCACCGTCATCATCGCTGGCAAAAGAGACAAATTAGTCTTGAGTGTTGTAATCACTGCATCAAATTGGCTTAAAGCAGCTAACGAAATAGTTGCGCCCAGAGCAAATTGAGTCATACCAGTGGCGACTTGTGTCATCGCTGTGCCTACTTGTGCCATAGTTGAGGCGTGGCTTCCTATTTTTCCGAGACCGCTAGCTGTTTTAACCAAAGTAGCGCTCAAATCACCTAAAGGCATATCAACAAGTATTTTGATACCTTGCGCCATCTGCTTAACGCCATTACCAGCATTGAGAGCGGCATTCCCCATTGAGTCGAAAATGCCCGCAATACCGTCTAAAACGTTTCGAACGGCGTCGCCGAAACCAGTGATAACACCCTTAGCACTGTCCAGAATGTTGCTGATTTGCTCACCTAACGTCTTGAACAGGTTGGTGATTGAGTCAATAATCGGACTGATTTGACTGATTAGGTTGTTAAACGCATCCACGATTTGAGATAGTACTGGAGCTACCGCTACGACCATCTCTGTAATCGCTGGGATAAACGGTGATAGCGCTTGAATAATTTGAACAATAGCGTTAGACACTACCGTTACAATTTGAACGAAAGCACTACTAATAATTCCAACGATTGGTGTAATAGCAACAGCAATTTGAGAGATGGCTGTGCCGAGAGATGTAATGATTGGTGGCAAAATCGTACCAAGCATTAAGCCGATTTGTGTTATCGCATTGCTAATAGCTACAATAATAGGCGGTAAAGCCACACCAACGGATGCAACAACCGAGCTTATTGCGTTACCTAAAGCTGTGATAGCTGGTGCTGTTGCACCAATTGCCACACCGACTGCTACTACTAAAGGCGCTAGGTTAGCTAATGCACTTGTGACAACTGGCAATACACCAGAAACTGTTACAATTGCCTGAGCGAAAGCACCGATAATTGCCGTTGCTACTGTTGCAAAGGCTGTACCAAGCGCTTGAATAATCACGGACACACCTGCGCTTTGCGTTGCTAACAAAGTCAACGCTGACACGATAATTCCTACACCTGCACCAATACCAACGGCTGCAATACCGACTGCTGTGCCTAATGCAATAATATTTGCTGGTCCAGCCATTTTAAGAGCCGTACCTAATCCAACAAAAGCATTTGCCAAGCCTGTACCAATCCCTTTTGCTGCAACAGCAATACTAGTACCCACCGATTTAATGACCGATGCAAGACCTTGTAAGATTTGAGCAATCTTAGATTTACTTTGACCTACAGCTTCTGTCGCACCATCTGCTCCGTCCTTAGCGTTCTTCTTGAACATTTTGAACGGATTAAATGACTTGATAAATTCAAGTCCCTTCATGCCTTTTGAAACTAAGTTAGTCCCTGCTGAAAACGCCATCAAACCAGCAATACCACCAACTAGAACATTGGTAAATCCTTGGACAATGCTTGGGTCTAACCTTGAAATAAAATCAGCAATAGCTTGTACGACTTGTGCAATGACTTTAGCAACATTACCGATGACTGTTCCCAACGTCGACCAAATAGAAGCTTCACCAACTGCATAAGTCAATGTCGTGTACGCCGTAATAACACTATCAATCGCAAATTTGATTTGTTGCATAGCGCCAGTATCCGCAAATGCATTGATAAATTTTTTAACAATGCTAGCTCCAGTAGCTACTGTTCTAATTAGTGCCGACATTGCATTGCTTAGTGTATAAACCCACGACCATCCACCGCCTGCAACACCAGAGAAAGCCGAAGTTAGAGCGCCTACGGCACCTTTAACTTCATCTATCGCTCCTTTGAATTTGATAACAAACAATGGATTGAAAAACATTTTCATCGCTGTTTGAGCCTTAGAAAACATGCTCTCAATATCAATAGAATCCAGAGTTTTTCCGAGATTGTCAGCGATTTTACCAAAATCAATATTATCCAAAGCATCCGTGAGAGCTACTACTGCCTTGATACCAAATTGATTCAGTTTTTCAAACGCTGGCATCAGCTTGTTAGATAGCGTTTCTTTCGCACCATCTATGGCTTGGTCAACTGTTTTAAATTCTGTAGCCATTTTCTTGAATTGGTCACTATTACCAACCTTAGCTACTGCGTTAAAGAAGTCTTCTGTCGCAATTTTTCCATCTTGAACGGCTGTTACCATTTCAGATGTAGACATACCCATTTCTTTGGCAACTGCTGCGATACCTGCTGGTGTTTGTTCGAGCATCAATTTAAAATCTTGCCATTGAACCTTAGGCTTAGCAGCCATCTGCGTAGCTTGTTGTGACAAGGTCTTCATGGCTTGTGTTGGGTTTTCGGCGGCTGCTGCAAGCCCGCCAAACCCCATAACGAGTTGATCAGTATTTTTGATACCAACCGCCGCTAACTGACTGTACGTTTGCGCCATGTCAGACGCACTGTAGATTGTCTGTGTAGCATAATCTTGCAATGTACTTTTGACTTGACTAATCTTCTTGCTGGTTTCTTCTGACGCTCCCCAGACTTGCGTCAAGTTACCTTCAAACGTCTTCCAAGCTTTTGTATTAGAGCTAAGTTCTCCATACATGCTTGTAAGACCGCCTTTAAGCGCTCCAATTCCAGACATCAAAGCAGAACCAACTACATTAGCGGCTAATAGTGATTTAAACGAGCTACCAATCTTATTAGCGCCATCACCTAGACTAAGCAAAGTGCTTTTGAGTGATTTCACTTCTGATTGTGCTTTTCTACCATCCATATCAATTTGGATGGTCACTTTACCTTCTGCCATATTCCCCTCCTTTCTTAATCAGGCAATGCGTACTCTTCTTGTAAAGCACGCATGCGCTGTTTTTCTTTTGCGCTGTCGCCTTTTTGTGGCTTCCACGCCCTAATTTTCATTACTTCAATTAGCTTCGTGCCGTCTGGTAAACCAGCTAACAAAGCATTAAATTTTGACCAATGCAATTTCCCTTGTTCTTCAATCAAATCAATGTGATAGGCTTGCATAAACGATGAAAAAATGAACTCGCCGTCATATTTGATTGAATACAGAGGTTTTCCGTCGTCTGAGTCTTCTCGTGGTTTTTGGGGGATAACATTCCCTTCTAAGTCATAGCGCTCAACTGCATCAATCGCTCTAACGCTCTTAATATGCTTGTCAAACACTTTTGAATAAATATTCAAAGCTGTTTCAAAGTCCATATTTTTAAAATCAGAGCTATTAGTGAGCTTAACCAGTGCTAACTGTGGCTTAATCTGTACTGGAAATCTGTCATCTGACCACATATCAAAGACTTTCAAGACGTTATCGAACGAAAGAAAAAGCTGGTACTCTTTTCCATTGAGCACCAGCCTATCATCCATTCTTTTGGAAATGTCAAACATTACTCAGATAGAAACTGTTTAAAATATTCATCGTTTTGACGTTCAGCATTAACTTCGTTAATTGCTTTTGAAATTTGCAAGAACACCTTGAGATAGGTCATTGTATTTTGACCAACAGCTTTATAGAGCTTTTCAGGTGTTTCATTGTCAAACATCGTTTTAAAGAACTCGTCTAAGACAGCTTTGATTTCTTGAACTGCTCCCCAAGAGTCCTCGTTAGCAATTCCGTCAATGCTATTAGCACGCTGTTTCAACTCATCAGCTTTTGCTTGCATTTCTTTGCTTTGCTCATCGCTTGGCATGAATTCAAGCGTACAATCTCCTACTACAAATTCAATCGCATCTTGCTTCGCATCAAAATTATAAACTCGTGACATATTTCAAACCTTTCTATTCTGTAATAGCTTTCTCAATTGGCTTTTTAATCCATTTGAGTGTGCATTCGAATTCTTCATAAGCTGTCGCATCACCAGAACCAGCTTTAATGCCAGAAACATTAGCGATTTGAGTAAATGACTTCTTGCCGTTTGACTCAACGACACGATGCCATACACGACGACCATCACCAATTTCATAGCGTTTAGATGCAATTAGAGCTTGCGCCTTATCCTCCGCATCATATAGACCAGAAACAGAGTAAGCACCAGAAACAGATGTAACCGTTTCTTCTGGTGTACCATCACCGTCATAGTAACCAGTGTCATCTGTTTCTTCGTCTGTGTCGTCATCGATAGTTTCGATGTATTTAGCCAATGGTAAGAACGCATCATCACCTGGTACAGTATTTGGTGTTTCTGGAGCAAACGGTGCTACAAAGTGTTTGCGTTGGGCATTTTTTTGACGTGCCATAATTTCCTCCTCAAATTTCTAATTTTGCTTGTAATTGCAATGTGTAAACAAAATAACCATGTTCATCTTTGCCATTAATACCAGGTTTACCGACTGAAAGAGATAAGAATGTGTAAGAGTCGTCTGTACTTGGCAAATCAATATCAAATGCTGATAACTCGCCATTCAGAAACCAAATGACATCACTTGCCAGCTGATTACTCTTACTTTTGACTGCAATTTCAAACGGTAGACTTACTTCTCTCGTACCGTCCATAAATTCTCTGTCAATCGTTCCGCCTGGAATAGCATTGACGACCAAATCATCTTGATTATCTTTGAAATAATCTAGCCGTGCTTTCAACGGCAATTGTTTAAAATTGTTAATGTATTTTAAAAGTACTATTTGAAAGTTTTTGTTATCTTGCATCAGAACCCCATCCCTTTAGCTGCAACACGTTTCCATTTATCAACATTTGCTTCCGCTGATTTGTCATACCAAAGTTTACCTGTACCTGGTGTTGTATACTTCTTAAATACAACAATGCCGTTTGTCCCATAAAATTGAGCTCGTGCATATACTGTATTCCAAGAAACAGCGCTACCATCTATAGCTATTTGTCCGCTGGCTCGCAAAGCACCGCCCTTCATTGGGATGTACTTGTCTGTATCCATCAAAACTTGGTTAGCTAGTGCACGTTTCCCCCTCAAAACATTAGCATCAGACACCTTCCGTTCAGCGCCACTCAAATCAGCTTTTGTCCGAATGTGAAACATCAAATCACTCCTACTTCATAGCTAAAGATTTTGCCATTTAAGTAATTAGGCTCATGACTTTTAACAATGTACGTATTAGCACCATAGCTAACAGTCGCCTCATCCCAGCTGTTGTCTACCTTGACACCAGAAATGGCTGGATAAATGAAAATTGTTCCTGTTCTGTCTTTTTTCTTAGAGTTATTCGCTCCAGAAACAGAACTAGAGCGGTCAAAGCGAACGTGTTTGACCGTCAACGGTTCTGAATAAGTTAAATCACCAAAATCATTTTCTTTTTGTACTTTTTGAACAATAACAGTGTCAGTTAACAAACGCTTATCTATCATAATCAACTCCCACGACAAGGCTAAATCCTGCCTGTTTCAGAACGTTTTCGGCATCAATTGATAAATTATATTGCTGACCGCTAAACGTGCTCTCAGATGTCTTGTAATCGATTTTGGTACGTCCGATAGAAACGCTTGTCATTGTTTTCTTGTCATCAGCTGTCATGATGCCTGAAACATCCAAGTAAGCAATTTGAAACGCCATCGCAAGTTTGACCGCTTGCTGACGATAATCAAAATCTTCTTCGAATTTGATATATCGTTGATAGATACCTTGTGTGTATAAGTTGATGGCGATTTCAGCACGTTTTGCTAACTTGTCAAAATTTTCAACATCATCAAAGCCGAGTTTAGTAAACTCTGTTTCAGTTAAATAAGCCATGATAACCTCCCTTAAAGGGCGCTGTCACCCTTATTTTTCTGTTTCTGCATCTTCTGTCGCTTTCTTGCGGGTGCGTTTAGGTTTTTCCGTAACTTCTTCATTAAGTGGTACTAAGACCGCTTGAACATCTGGAAAAGCACTAGCAAGGTCTGCGTTGATGCTGTCAGCGTAATCTTTTTCAAGTTCGATGACTTCACCAACAATCACATCTTTATTGAGCGATTTAAAGAATAGGTTTTTAGTAGCTTTATATTTAGCCATTATTCGCCCTCGTTTTTAGACTTTTTGCTACGTTTTGGTTTTTCTTCTTGTTCTTCAACCTTTTCTTGTTTAGGTTCTAGAACTTCAAAACCATCTGCGATAAGTTGTACTTCAAGCTCGCTACCTTCTTGAACAGTGTAGACTTGATTTTCTTTGAAATACTTTTTCATCTGCTACCTCCTACGCTGATTTATGTGAGACATAAATACCATCTTCTTGTGATTTCAAAACAAACAAGTCGTGGTATAGACGGTTTTGATACAAGTAGCCGTCACCTTCTGTGTGTTGCCCTGGCGCAAAGAGATAGATAGAGTTAAATTTGGCTTTGGCAATAACAGCTGTTTTAGCAACAATCAAGAAATTAATATCTTTACCGTCCTCAGCTTTAACAAAACCTGTAGTGAAATCAAATTTAGTTTTGAAACGTGCATCATCCCAAACTTCGATAAGTTGCACACCGTCAAGAGAAGTGACACGGGTATCAATACCTTGTGGAGATGTAGTTGCGATTGAACGTGTAAAGTCTTTAGAACGTTCCAAAGCATCCATCACTTCACTAGACACGTACATAACAAGGTTAGATGCGCCAAATTTACGCATTGGCAAAATAGCAGCTTTTAAAACGCTGTAAACATTTTCTGGTGTGATGCTGTCTTCTTCTTTGAAATGGCTGCCGGTGATTGCTGCTGTTGCAATTTTAGAAAAACGATAAGCATCAACCTCTGGTGTTGCATGTTCTGAAATGAAAGTATTTGAAATGTTAGCCGCTGAAAGTTCTTGATTTGTTTCATCGACATCTGCTGTATCAACAAAGAACTCTACATCACGGTCAAATCCCAATGTGTAAACATTTTTGTCGTTCGATACTGTTCCAGCGTTGTAGCCTTTAGAGCGTGTGTGAGTTTTATAACCTGTTACAGAAATGGTTGGAAGTTCAAAAGAACGTGCGCCAAGCCAATTTACTCTAGGGGTTTCAAGGATTGATGTTAAAGAACCTTGCATAAGGCGTTTTTCAAATTGCCCCTCATGTTTAGTAATGTAGTTAATTGACATGATTTCCTCCTTTTTATTCAGTCAATCCCAAAGCCTGTGCAAAGGCGTCTGGTGTTGGGTCTTTTGCTGCGGGATTTCCAGTAGCAAAAATACTTGGGTTAGGTGTGTCATCGTCTGCTTTGAAAAGATAAGGGTCACTTTCCTTTAATCCTGTGATGATGTCATCTAGTTTTGGCTTACCGTCTTCGTCAAGCTCAATAGCGTCAACATCAATAAATTTCATCAAGGTTGATGGATTGTGTGCGTTAGTGTCTTTCAATGCAAGGTTGATAGCATTGACCTTTTGTGTCATTGCAAGATCTGCTTCAGCATCAGCTTTGAATTTGTCATATTCAGCTTGCAATTTATCAAGCGCTTCTTTTTGTTCAGCACTTGTATTTGCATCAGCTTTCAATGTTTCAATCTGTGTCTCAGCATTTTGCAATTGATTTTTAAGACTGTCTCGCTCTTGCGTGATAGTGTCCAAGGCTGATTTAGTTTCATTCAAATCTTTGCCATGCAAAGTAAAAACTTCTTTAGCTTGTTCATCTGTCAATCCAAGATTGATAAGGTCATCTTTTGTAAATGGCATTTTGTCCTCCTAGTCCTTTTTGTAGGTGGCTAACCCCCACCACAAAGGTAAAATCTTATTTACTTCTTCAGTTTACCTTTGAACAAAGCGGACTTTTTACCGTTTTGAACGCACAAAAAAAGCACCTAGAAAAAATCTAGGTGCAAATAAGTAAGATAACTTACCAAATATTCAAATCTACAAATTTATCAATGATACTTTCTGCTATTTTACCTTTTTGTGTAATGTTGTATGCATTGTCAAAGGCTTTGAGCTGGTAATAATCTTCCAAAGCTTCTGCAAAATCATCATTCAACTCTCCATTTTGCAAAATTTTATCTAAATCAAAATCAGGTAAGCACTCTTTAACAAAAGCTATTTGCTTTTCGTTTAGAATTTCAACTATTTTCATTTTTCAAAACCATACTTTCTGCGAATTCTTTTTCCTGTCTTATGAGTTGTTGCAATATTCCCTGTAGATGGATTAATAACAACTGATGTATCTTTACCGATAAATTTTTGAGATGGTCTACCATACTCATCATATTTAATCTCTTTTATTTCAAGAGGATTTTTTAAAGCATCAATGATAGTTTGAGTTTCAACCTTTCGTTCAACAGCACGATCAACAAGATGTTTTGAAACGTCTTTAATTTTTATATTGTTGCTTGTTTTCATGCCTATTATAGCACTTTTCACCTCTCGTTGCTTCTCTAAAGTTTTCTTCTTAGTCCTTAACAATGTTTTATTTTTTTCGTATGAATTTTGAGTTGAAAATAACCTTTCCCTTGAATAATCACGATGCAAGAAACCATGCTGATCAACATAAGCACGCATCTTTCCTTGTAAGTTTCTAAGTTTTAAGCGTTCAGATGTGATAAGTTCATCATCTCCCAGTTGACTAGCGATGTGTAGGCGCTCTTTTTGGTTTCTGATAGCACGTTCAAGTGCTCTTTGTTTGGCTTGTATACGTGCATTCTCTTCTGCTTGTTCGGGCGTTAAGTCTTTGAGATAGTCTGGGTCTTCTGGTAGCTCATTGACCCCAATAATAAAAGGTGTCAAATAATGTCCACAATGCACACCCAAACAACCACCAGCATAACCATATCCGTAGTCAGACAAAGCAAGTACCTTAACACCTTGCTCTGTATGTGTCATGCCTTCCATTGTCACTATATGACCCTGCAAAGGTGCACACATTTCTCTAGCTGTGGCTTTCTTTGAGTAGTAGTAAGTGTCAATACCCATTTCCTTAGCTGGTGCTGTGCGCATTTCGTTGTAAACTCTAAACGTTGTCGTTTTAATAATAGCTCTTGCGTACGCATCTGCTCGCCACTCTCTGCCGCCTTTATCGACAAAACCTGTAAAATTCTTCTTTTGCCATTTCATGATAGTGTCACGAATAGCTTTATCAGCTGATTTTGAACTGATAACCACTTCGGCTACGGACTTCTCAACAATTGATTTGTATGTTTTTTGAATTGACCTAGGCAAAGTCGTATTGATAAGGTTTAAGTCACTAATCGCTTGCGATGTGTAAGCTTCAAGGCTATCTGTCACGCCGTTGGCAATATATTCACCATCTCTCCTGCCTAAATCCTCTGCAAGTTGCTGTTTAGTGTCTTTGTAAACCTTTAATCCTTCGTTAGCTATAACGTCACGTAACAAGTCCTCTGCTATACCTGTGCGCTCCGTGATAATTTTAAGATTCTCTTCGTTTAGCATGTGCATATCATTCAATTTTTGCATTTGCCAAATATATGGATTTTCTTGCAAATCAGCACTACCACGAACAATTAAACGCTTGATCATATTATCAAATAGTTCTTGCTGCATTTGAGCGTAAATATCGCTAACTCCTTGCATTTGCAAAGAGAATTGCTGGTCATTTAAGACTGGTCTCTTACTCATCGTCTTCCTCTACTTGTTTTCTGCCATAAAGCGCTAAGTCTGCATCATTTTCTGGTGGTAATTCCCCATTGATTTCAACTAGATAGTCTTTAGCTTCCTCTTCGGACACATTCAATGTTTTTTGGATGCCTAAACGTTGTGGTGCAAAGCCTGCTGATACCATTTGCATCCAATAAGCAAGCTCTGCGTTTCGGTCTGTAAAGACACCATCGTCAAGATTGACTGAAATGTCTTCTAGCTCTGGTATTTCGCCCTTGTACAGACCTGTAGCTTTACCGAGTTCGCAAATAGATACGCATAACTCTTTAATCGATTGCTCAACAAGAGCAGCAATACTATTGCGCATTTGGTATGTGTCGCTATTCTCGCTAACTACTTCGGTAGCTGTCTTCATACTCTTGCCGTCAAACGAGAACATGCCAGCAGACACGCCAATCTGCATCTCAAATAGTTTCAGACCTTCTGAAATGGCTGTAATGTAGTCGTTTGAGCGGATAGGTGTTGTAATGTCCTTGATGCTGTTAGCGTCCATATCGCCACCGCCTAGCTGTGTATAGATGTTTTGGTCTGTCTCAAAGCGTCGTTTAAAAGTGATTGAACCATCTTCTCTCTGTGCTGTTAGCTTAGTTAATTGTTCAGGGATAATGACACGACGTTGACCCATTTTGACTTCCCACATGAACTCATCGTAAGTTCTGTTGATAAAGTCAATTGTCGTTTTAGCATTATCAAAGATAGATAGACCAAGCGGACTGTTGATGTCTTTGTTGTTCATTCCTGGAGTCTTGAGATACGTAAACAATGGACGTGATAAGTCTTTAAACATTGTGACTTGCTCAAGGTCTGGATATAATTCAGATAAGTTCACACGTTGACCTAACGCGTCGCTGATGTCTGACTTGTAAAGCTCGTTAGTGATACGATAATAGCTTTTATCTTTCGTACTTCCTTGCTCGTTTCCGTCAGCTGTCACCCATTCATGAAACTCTACGAGCGTGTAATACACGTTCTTTCTGCCCTCTGACTTGATTGCTTTAGTCAAGATAGCAGCATTCGACACGTCTTGCGTATTTGATTGCAACGGTAAGAATACTGGTGCTTGAACGAATGCTACACGAATTCTATCACCGTCAACATATGGACGCATGGCAAGACCACCCAACGCCAAACCACTTTCCAAATAGCGCTCGAAATTCTTGTTAAAGCGGTCATTGTCAAGCGTGTAGCTGATGAACTCATCAACTGATTTGTTGTCTGATGTGATTTCTGCTTGTTCGTTGTAAACTAAGCTAGCAATCTTTTTCGATGCTGTTCGTGCAATCGGCAAATGATTAAACTTGCGACGTTTCACATCACCCTCGCTGTTAATATATTCGACGTCATCAAATTTAGATTGATAGTAAGTTAGATTGTGTTGAATACGACTGTACTCCTCTTGACTAACTGCAATTTTTGGATGATCAAGAATACTGTTTAAGTTTGAAGTCTGCATGTTATACCTCCCTTGACTGAAAAAGTCTTTTACTTTCTGGATTAGACCCATAATGTCCTCCTAACTATTGCCGACACGTAAACCAAGGATTTTAGCATTGTCCAAGGCAAAGTATTGTGATACGTCGCATGTGTGGTCATCTTCTTTGATGACGTTTGGATTATCTGACTGGATTGTCTTCTCATCCCAACGATACATGCGATGCTCTTCGATAAATATCTTATTGGCTTCCGTGTCTAAATAATAAAATCGTCCTTGAGCAAGCAATGACTGAAAACTGTCAATCATTGTCACTTTTTTAAGCTTGGCTACTGGATGCCAGCGAATAGCAAAGTCTAAATACATCTGGTTTCGCAATGCCCCCTCAGCACTATCGATTGTGTACTGTAGCACTTGCACTCTGTACTTATCCACAACCGAACGAGTAAAACTGTGTATGTCTTGTGATAATTGACTAGGCGCTTTCTTGACTACTTTCCCCGCTGGTGAATAGTAGTAAGTATCAAGCAAAATGACATTGCCTTTTGCTGTAATTCCAAATGCTCCGCAAGCTGTTGCTGACTGCTGGTGACCACCGTCAAGTGCAAAGGAAATACCAATCAGCCTATCATTAGCTGGCAAACTATCCAACGGATGAAACGTGCTCATGTTGTATACGTTGTTTCCAAGTCCGACTGGCTCGCCCAGGTAGATATATCTGTAATAATCAAAGTCATTAGCTTTAATACGTTCGATGTCTTTTAGCATTTGCTCAGTGACAAAACCCAGCTCGTCATCAAGATAGCTAGATGAGTGGCAAAGATATTCATCACGGATTTTCATAGTCTCAAACCACTTGTTAATCCAACTGTATGGATTACGTGGAGGGTTATAGGACCAAAAGAATTGCACGCATTTAGCTTTAGCGTGTTTTTGGCGCATGAAAGTAACGTTTGATTGGTCAAAGTCTTCTTCGCTGTCAAATTCGGCTGCTTCTTCGTACCAAACAGCGATAATATTCCCAATATCGTTTGATTTCAGCTTTTGAAAGTCGTCCTGACCGTAAAAATAGAACGTTGACCCTGTTTTCTTATGAATTATCTTGAACGGGCTAACAGTCGTTTTAAAACCACCAAAAACGCCGTATAATTGCAACGCCCACTGTATTTTATTAAAGACACTGTCACGGATTGTATTGGCTACTTTACGAATAATAACAACGTTAGCTGTGTCACCCTTCTTGATGTATTTAATCATCATGTATACAAGCTTTAATGCGATTACAGACGACTTAAACGAGTTACGTCCACCTTTTAAAATGTTATAAGGTTCGCTTGATATCCAAACAGGCTTAAAATGTGGGTTTATGTTCTTTTGAACATTAAAGACCATCGTCTACCTCCTCAGCCCATTCATCAACGATAATAATCTGCTCGTCTTGCGCCTCGTTAGCATTGACTTGTTCACGCAACTTAGCCAATTCAAGCTCTAATTTTTCGGCTTTTTTTTTAGTTGGGTAAAGTTTTCAAAATTTCTTGAATAGCTTTGATAACCGTTGCATTATCTGCTTTCTTCCTGAGTCTTTTGACTTCGCCTGTAACTGGGTTCATCATCAAAACTTCTTCGTCACGATTTCCTCGGGCAATGTCTGATAGTATACTCAACGCCTCTTCAGCGTCCATGATGTTTTTCTTGTGCAACTCGGAAAGTTGATCATCAATGTACGCTCGAATTTTAGTATTTTTTAGTAGTTTGTCAGCGTTAGCGCCTGCATATTTCTCAGAATATCCAGCATTAATTGCTGCTTTCGTTGCATTTCCTAGCTTGATAAATTCATCTGCAAATCGTCTCTGACGTTCATTCATTAGCTCTCCTTTCGCACAAAAAAATCACGAGTTTTACCTCATGATTTCATTGTAATATCAAGCTGACGGGCGTTTTTACCGTTTATTTAAAGCGTTAGCTAACAAATGTCTGTAGGTTGCACGGAAATAGTCATCAAACCAATTATTAAGATGCTTGTATGTTCTGTTTGGACTTCTGTAGTAAATCCTTTGACTAGCGCCTATCACGTTCATTGTCTCGTATACATATACCTCTTTGAGCACTCTGACAAGTGACTCATCTGTTCTTGAGATAACCTCACTTGTGACTGTGTTCAAATTGACGTAAAACGCTGCATCTTCATTGTTATTTTCCAGAAAACAGTCTTGTATCTTTTGCTCTAGAATTGTTTTCTCTGAGTTTGTTTTATCTCTCAGAAAATACCACTTCAGCCATATGATTTCTCGTCTATGTATTACAGACAATCTTTCAAACTTCGTCTTTGCCATAACTTCACCTACAAGGTTTCCATCGCTTTAATAAATTCTTCATAGCTATTCAAAACTTTATAGCGACAATCACGCACGTAAACTTCACAACCTTTATGCTCCACCCAATTACCTGTTTCTTCGTCAAAGATTTCAAATGTATCTTCCGCTATTGATATAATCTCATTTGCGTTTAATACCAGTTTGAATTCCTCAAGTTCATCTACATCATACGCTGTTATATCTATTAACCATCTGCTGTTCATTTTAATCCTCCTCAATCGTCATCCACTCTTCTTTTTCGGCAATCTTACCGCATTTTGTGCATTTAACACCTTCTACCTCGTAAGTTCCTGTAAAAAATATTTTATGGATAGTCGTTCTCACATAATGATGTTTACAAAAGAAACGACGTACACCCAGCTTGAATTGGCTAATCTTTTCCTTGATTACGTATTTTAAAGCTTCCCAAAAATCAAACATTATCCTTTTCCTCCTCGATTGTCAGCACAAATCTGTAATAACCTTTTTTCCCGCTCAATCCGCCTAGCTGAAATTTAGTGGATTTAATCACATTATCATTGTCATCCGTCCAAATGCCAGCCTCTGTCATGCCATCCACTAAAGGCTTGACCGTCGGATAAAGGTTGGGTGTGTCTAATCTTCGTCTTGTTGGTTTGTAAACTGTAACCGTTAAATGACACGGTCTTTTTGGACTAAACGGCAACATGTGCCTATCTTTTTTGGCTTTGGTCTCATAAGCTGCTAGCTTTCTAATCCTGCTCACCATGTGACCTGTTACTTTATTATGGTCTCTGTCATTCGAATTAATGACCATGTTCAGCTTTTTATTTTTTGTGTTCCGTGGCAACCAAAACTCAAATTTTGTGTTCTCGTTGTCTTCCGACTCGATTAACACAACACCACAATCAGCACAATAATAATTGCCTGTTTTTTCGGGAAATGACTCTAAATCTGCTAAGTCTTTCCATTCATAGCAATCAGCACAAAATATTCTTTTAATTTTCATGTTCAACCTCTTCCTCCAATGTTTCAATGGCAACAACTGGCGCTCGACCTCTGCTAGAGTTGAAAGTGATACACTCCCCATTCAACCAGCGTGTTAAAAGTGCCTCGTGCTGTTCTCTTTTGATATTGCAAACAAGCATTACTTTATTACTTAGTCTATAAGCAATTTTCATCATGACTCTCTTTCTAACATCTGAGCACGTTCAAGCCAATATTTGCGAGACACTTCTCGCTCTAGAGGTGTCATTTTATTGCTATCTGCTGCTGTGTAATAAATCTTCTTGCTCACATTTGACACTTTCTTCACATCAATAACGCCTAGTTTTATGCGCTGTCTCAATTGGTAATATGTCAAATTCCATTCACGACAACACTCAGCATAGTAGCCAACAAAGCGCTTGCTTGTCACTTTATCTGAAAACTCATACGGTACATATGATCTACCATTATCTTTAACACCAACTTCTTTCCTGGTTATGTTCCCTTTCTTAACCCTTGAGTCAAGAGTTTGTCTAGCCAATCCTGTTTTTAAACAATACTCTTCGATTGTTCCAGTGAATGCTTTTTGGGTTGAATTATCAGTAAATTTGTATACTTTAACTTTCATTGTTCGCTCTCGCTTTCATACGTTCCACCCCAATTATCAGCATGATAGATAATAACCTGATTATCTGATAGAGTCCTGTTCTGCTCTCTGAGCTCTCTATTTTCTTGTTTTAACTTATCCATTTCTGGCTCATAATTATTCATCGTATGAACACATCCTAAGACGTATACAATGCTCAATAGCGAATACAGTGCTATTCCAACCAGTAAAATATCCCAGATGTGGTTTTTAATTATCTTTACGAACATTCATTTTTACCTCAATCGGTTTATTTTGTTTTTTTATTCCTCTCAAGACACGGACATTAATAGCTATTGCTGTCAAACTTAACAAGATAGAAATTACACTGAAAATATTCATCTCGGACCTCCTAAACACTTAACAGCACTTGCTTGTTGACTTGTTCAATCTCTAGACGCAAGTTTGTCTGTGGTTGCCACTGCTTCCAATAATCGTAAGCACGATCAATGTCTTTCTTCTTCAAAAGGTCATAACGTGGGATTTTAAACAGCTCTTTGAAATCTTTAGCGGCTTGACAAAATACTTTCTGTCTTAATTTGCTATCAGAATATGCTGGCGCATCACCACCCAAGCATTTAACTACTGCCTTGTTACGTTCTTTGGTCAAATCCTGGTTAATTGACGGATTTACTGGCTGTTCATCTTTCAAATAGACGATGTCATCACGCATTACAGCTTGTTCTTGCTTGATTTCTTTTTGTGTTTGAAACAATTGGATAAATGCGTCCTCCGCCGTCAAAGCGTTTTGAGTAGGAGCAATATAAGCGCCGTGTTTGCGAATGGCTGGTAACACCTCATCTGTCACCCAATCAGCAAATTTTTCAGCTTCTGGCTTGCGTGATTGAAAAACCAACTTGTAGAAATTGCTTTCGTTAATGAAATTAGCTTTCTGAACACCTCCATTTGTAAGGAGGTCGGTAATAACTACCCCCTTTGGATTTAATCGTGATGCTGCATCTTTATGATTCTTGATATCTAACACACGACAACAATCTTTAAGATTAAAATAAAATTCATCCTCAATTGTTACTGTACGCACTTGACCAAATTCTTCGTTGTTAAATACTTGTACATTCATCATTTGAACACCTCTTCGCCATTTCTAAGCATATTGTTAGCCAAAACATAACTTGTGATTTGTCGCTGCGTTTCTGGATCTTGATAATAATTTAAAGTCGCTTGATAAGCTTCCTTAGCTGCTATAATTTTCTTGTTTGCATAAACTGTGAATAAACATAAGTAAGTAACGCATAAAACTGCGAATAATAATACAATAAATTGCTCTTGTGTCATTTGTTTTTCTCCTCGAAATGTCTTGTTACTGTTTTAAAAATGTCTAGCAATAGCTTCTGTGGAATATTTGAACGCTCATTATAAGATTTTGAAAAATACTTCCATTCAATCTCCTGTTTAATAATGTCGTTCTTTAAATTCAAATTGATATTGCTAGCGAACTTTGTTGGTTTCTGTAGCGGATAATCGTAATTGTTGTATCTTGTCATATTGAGATAAGGCAATTTAAAACCCATAACATCCTCAATATACTTCCAAATCCGTCCAGTTGCTGGGTTCTCGATGATAAAGTAAGCCGGTTCATAGCGTTTGATGATTTCAATTGTGTTAAACACCGTCAACTCACCATTGACCCGCTTCATGAATTGACGATTATAACGATAATTGATATATGCCTGTTCATAGTCTGAATGATTGCGAATTGTGAACATGCTTGCTTCTCTTTGTGGAGCAAACAAGCTATCTGATGAGAAATCCTCTTGTTTCCAACAAGCATTACCCTCACACATTGCGCTTGCGTTTGACCAACTCTCACAAGGCGGACTAGCTATGATTAAATCTGGTTTTGGGAGTTTATCCAACGTATCAAATAACGTGTTATCGCCAAACAAACGCTTATAATCTGCTAAATCTAGCTCAATGAAATGGCTATTTTTATGCTCAATATCAATGCCAATCGGATAAACATCAATATTTGCTTCTTCCGCTTCATTTAGCGTTTTAATTGCTTTAGTATATGAACCGTTACCGCTATCGAAAAGAGCCCAAACAATCATTTTTTTCAATCGCTTTTTTCCTCCTCGAACATCTCTTCAAATTCTCGTGTAATATTTCTCATTCCAAAAGCTTCCGACGCTCTGAAATAGAAATCTTTACCATGTGTTTTCTTGAGATATAGCTGTTCTCTACATCCTGGACAAGAAACTGACTTTCTATGATTTTTAATCTTCAAAATCGTGTACGTCCCACAAAACGGACACATTACTTCTGCCTTAACTCGTTCTTCTTTCATGCCACACCTCTAAAATGGTAAATCGTCTTCGTTGATATCCATAGGAGTAGAGTTTCCAAAGTTTCTGCTAAAGTCTGGATTGGGTTGTGTTGATTGACCTTGAAAGAAACTTGTCTGTTGTCCAAAGTTACCTTGATTTGGATTTTGATAGCCATTATTTGTGTTTCGTGGCTGTTGATTTCCGAAATTACCACTATTTTGGAAATTACCTTGGCTTTGGTAACCTTGATTTTGCCCAAAATTACCGTTGTTACCATTGTTTTGGTTTTGAGCTGGTGCATATCCATTGATTGCATCGATGATAATTTGTGGATATTTATTGCCTTCGTGCTCATTTTGACGATAGCGACCTGTGATAGTTACCAAATTTCCGACATTGTCATACAGGACATTTCCTAGCTCACCAAAAGCAATTACTTTGATGTAGCCATGTTTGTAATTGCCATCTTCACCTTTACCATTGGCAAAGCTCATGCTTGCTGTTGTAAAGCTTTGATCGTGCTTGTTGTATTCATTATTAAAGTTGATATAACCTTTATTCGTTACTTCCATTGTCGTCCTCTTTCCTATTTCTTACACTACTTGTAAACAATAACGCTAAGAACATCCATAGCGGCTGTTTGAAATAAACAGCGATGAATGCACATACAAGCAAAGCGCCAACATCGTGTAATAGCCAAGCTAACCAAATCATTCAACTTCCTCCACTTCTCTAACTTCCAGCTCATGCACGCCAAATTTTAAAAGTGGTGCATATCTCTCATTAAATTTAATCGCTGCTGCATATGGATTAGAAGCCTCTACTTCAGCCCCTAAATCCAATGCCGCAATTTTTCCGCTAACGTAATACTTTTTCATATTTTTACTCCTTGATGTCTTCTGATTTGACAAATACACCGTTCACCATTCGACCTGTACGCCCTTTGATTTCATTCCAAGCAAGCTCAAAACATTCAATCGTGCTAGTGTTTTCTTCCACTGCAATAGCATCTAAAACATCAGCTAAATGTACAATACTGCACTCAATTATCATTTTTTGAATACTCGCTTCACACCTACCGCCATTAATTGTTAATACGCTAGCAATACGACCAATTTCTACCGTACCTAGCAACAATAATTTATCAGTAGAAGCACCAAATAATCCTATTTGTTCTGGTACATCTTTGTAAAGGTTTGCATCGACTAGTTTATTAATATCTTTCAAATCCATTTGTTGACCTAAGATAATTAATACAACTAACACATCACCGATGCTATCTTTAAGCTGTTCAGGATTGCTCTTAGCTTTTGCTTGATTAAGCTCTCCCCACTCTTCGCTTAATTTTTGCATTTGCTTGATTGGTTCAGCTTTATCCAATCCTTTAGCAATAGACCACGTTTTGACATTTTCGACTAATTCATTAAATTTCATTGTTTTCCACCTTTTCTTCTAACTCTTGATATTTAATACCATTCATATCTAAGAAATCTTTAAACATCTTAGCTTGTTTTTCACCTTTTGGAAAAATCAATCGCAAATCATATACTACTGCCTTATTCTCAAATTTTGGCTCATTTTCAGGCGTGTTTTGGGTTTCAGGTGTAATTGTATTCCCCTCTAAAATTTCGCCTGTTTCGGCGTTATATGCCTTAATTTGAGTGTTAGCATTTTCTTGCGCTAAACGTTCAATCTCCGCTTTACGTTCAGCTTCCGCTTTTGCTTGTGCTTCTTCTTGTTCTTTACGCAAGATAACAGCATCTTTGTCGGCTTTCATGACTTTAAGAATATCAACAAGTGTCTTGCCATCTTCAAGCGCTCTGATGTACATTTCTGGTAACAAGTCATATTCTTTCGCTTGTTCTTCGACAGTCTCTTTGCTTGCTTTAAACTCTTCAACAGCTTTAAATTCAGCCAAGACCAGATTATCAATTTCATCAATTGTTGATTGTTTAAGTTCAAATTTGCCATCCTTAAAGTATTTCTTCAATCTGTAATCATTGTAGCTAGTTTCAAATGTTGACTTATCCAAATCTGCTAGCTCGCACTTTTCTTCAAAGGTAGCACGTACAACATCAACTCTTAGCAATCGTTCATGTTCATCAATTGCATTTAAGCCCTCTGTCATTTTTTCGGTTACTTCGCTAATTGGCGCTAACACTTTGTCTTTGTACCATGTTTCAAAATCTTTGTAAGGTAGATTGATAACACCTTTAATTTCTTTGCGTTTAGTTTCTAAAGCCTTTGTTAGATTGTTATAAATTGTGCGCTCGTTGTACACTTCTTTGTAAGTTTCTGCTGTTATTTCTTGATTTGAATATTTAGCGACAACATCAGTGACTTGTGCTTCAATAGCTTCGCGGTCAATTTTGATAACCGCTGGTGTGAAATCAATGTTGATTTCTGTTAATGTGTTATTTGTTACATCTTTCATTTTTAGCTCCTATAAATCGTTAAAATTAGTTTGGTTTTGCTGTGGCATTAGTGACTTGATATAGTTCACTACTTCGTTAAAGAATTCACTAGGTACAGCGTGAAAATCATTGATATTGTAGTTTTGCATAATGCCATTCGCCACGTAATTTGGGTCTTGATTAGTCATCTGTGCAAGTTGATTGATGCCATTGTAGATTTGTTGAACCTGTGCATCATTAATGTACTGTGTTTGTTGATTTGCGTTTTGATTTTGCTCTTTATGATACTCATTACTATCGGCATCTTTAGCATCATCAATTAGAAATAGACCGTTTAGAGCATATTTTCTAGCGTAACTTGATGCTCCTCCTGTGATTTGTGAGCCGTCCATTCCTTTTTTCTTTTCTTCTTCTCTGGCTCTCGCTTCAACTGTTATTGTTTCAGAAGTGTTTATATCAACGAGTTTAAATGTCGCTACTAAGTAATAACGCTCCCCAACTTGTTCGATAACATCCTTTTCGAAAAATGCTGTGCAATCTTGTTCAGCGAGCAGAGGTTTCAGGGCGTTTTGAATATCTTCTGCATTTCTGTAATAATAACCTCCAAATTTATTAAACTGATTTTTAGGTACGTTAAGTTTTGTTTGGATTTCTAGCAACTTTTTATAAATTGTCACCTTTTCCATTCTTCATCCTCCAACTGGTCTTCTCTCCACTTGTCAAAAGCTTCATCTTCATCATCTTCTTGAGAGAGTGTGTCATAATTGTTCTGACGTTCTAACAAGTCATCGTAATCATCTGTACCAAAAAGCCCATACTTCATTCTTCGCTCTCCTTGAACTTCGTTTCACTTAACCCAACCCAACGGACAAGGATGCAAGCGTAATTCTCTACGTATGTATAGCCATGTACTTCACTTCTCCATTGCGGATTAGCTTTAATATCTTCATTTAGTTGTTCTGCCGCTTTAATTATTCGAGTTGTATCAATAATATTGCCAGACACGTATTCTTTTTTTGTAATGTATTCTTTATAAAATTCCATGCTTACTCCTCGTCCTCATCTGGAAACAATGTATCACCTACTGCCTCTGCTGCATCTTTACCATCCAACACATCTTCAAGAATATGTGAGAAAACGTGCATTGTTTCAAAGAACATCAATTTATGTTCTGGCTGTTCAATA